ACTGGTTCAGGCACTTAATCATGCCGAGCAAATCCAAGGCGCAACACAATCTGATGGAGGCAGTGGCGCATAACCCAGCCTTCGCCAAGAAAGTTGGCATTCCGACAAGCGTTGGTAAAGATTTCGCTGCGGCTGATAAGGACAAAAAGTTCAAGTCTGGCGGGCTGTATGCCAACATCCACGCCAAGCAGGAGCGTATTGCGCATGGTTCTGGCGAGAAGATGCGTAAGCCCGGTAGCCCCGGCGCACCAACTGCACAAGCTTTTCGAGAGTCTGCCAAGACCGCTAAGAAGAAAGAGGGCGGTGTTTCCTTGGCTATTGGAAGGGGCGAAAAATTACCAGTTTCTCGTGGTGCAGGTCTGACAGAAAAGGGCAGAGAGAAGTATAATCGGGCTACTGGAAGCCACCTGAAAGCACCGCAGCCACAAGGTGGATCAAGGAAAGATTCGTTTTGTGCTCGGATGTCGGGCGTTGTGAAACATTCTTCTGGCGATGCACCACGGGCGAAAGCCTCATTGCGGCGCTGGAAGTGTCCCGGATGGTGATAATCAATGGCAACTTCAGGCACCGTTGGACAAACAGTAATCAGCGTACAGCAACTGATTGATCATGGTGCTCGTCGCGCTGGCAAGCTTGCTGAGGAGTTAACCAGCGAGCAATTGATTTCCGCTAAGGAAAGTCTTTTCTTCCTTCTGTCCAATCTTGCTAACTATGGTATTCAGTATTGGGCAATCAACAAGCTCGTTATTGGCTTAAATGCTGATCAGTATATCTATACCCTTCCTGTAGGCTCTGTAGATGTTCAGAACGCCCTGTATCGTACTCTGAACCGTCCTACGGGGGGTTATACATCATCGTCTGGTGGAACGGTTTCTAACGCATTTGACAACGATACAGCAACCTATTGTCAGCAAACTAGCGCTAACGGAAACATTTCTATCAATTACGGCACTAACAACCCCATTTATGCGGGTTCAATTGGAATCTTGCCATATATTTCTGGTGGTGGATCTGCTTCATGGTCGTACATTTTTGAGTATTCCACAGATGGAGCAACGTGGAACACGCTTTATGATGCAGGAACGGTGACTGTTTACGACAATCAGTGGATTTGGCAAGACATAGATCCCGGTCAAAACGTGCAGTATTACCGAGTTCGTGCTTACAACGGTACAACTTTAGGTTTGCGCGAGTTTTATGTTGGTAATAACAGCCGCGAAGTGATGATGTCGCGCTTAAATCGTGATGATTACACCAACTTGCCAAACAAAAACTTTACTGCTAATCAGCCTTATCAGTTTTGGTTTGATAGAACTATCCCAAAGCCATCAATTTATCTATGGCCTACGCCCTCTGACCCGTTTGTTCAAATGACGATTTGGTATTCAAGGCAGATTCAAGACGTAGGAACGCTGCAAGATTCTCTAGAAATCCCGCAGCGGTGGTATGAAGCGGTTCAGATGATGCTTGCGCACCGAATGGCATTGGAATTGCCCGGTATTCAAACTGATCGCATCGCATATCTTGAAAAAATGGCTGAAAAATACCTTTGGGATGCTGAACAGGAAGAGCGAGACAAGTCTCCGATCTACTGGGCACCTAATATTTCGGTCTATACACGATAATGCCACGCTTTTTAGACACTATAGGGTATTCAGACATCGCAATAGCGGTGTGTGATCGCTGCAAAATGAAGCGTCCGCATGCAGTATTGCGTTCTGACCCTAATTTCCCCGGCTTACAGGTCTGCGATCAAGGTTGTCAGGATCAGATTGATCCATATCGCTTGGCTGCTCGCAAAACTGAGCGTATTAACCTGCGTTTTCCGCGACCTGATGTCAGTGTGGCTACGAATCCAAACGCCTTGATCACAGGAGCGTATGGTTATTACGAGCTTTCGCCACAACAGAATACCGAGACACCGTCTAACAACGGAAACCTCGATACTTTGACCGTGAGTCCATAATGGCAAACATTCAGATTACACAACTCCCAGCAGCGGGAGCTATTACAGGGACTGAAGCGGTTCCGATTGTCCAGAATGGGGTCACAGTACAGACAACAACTGCGGCTATTTCTGCTTCGCCCTCGCAGACGCAAACATTTTTAACTGTTGGTCAGCAAACTACCCTTCCAAACAGCCGCTACATTGGCGCAACAAATGGATTGGTGACGTCCGATGGTGGTGCGCAGGGTGTCTTCAATATCACGACCACTGGCGCATTATCGTCTTTGGTATCGTCAAGTGCTGGTATTCAGGTTAAGACCAACTCAACGACTTTAACTAATCGTTCGATTGCTTCTGGTACTACTGGTATTTCAGTTTCTAATGGCGATGGAATTTCTGGCAATCCAACTTTATCTTTGACAGGTCAAACATTAAGTTTTGCTAATTCGAGCTTCAATGGATTAGTAACGCTGAACACTAGCGGTGTTGTTTCTGGATCAGTGATTACAGGAACAACCAACGCAATTGATGTAGCAAACGGAAGCGGTGCAGGTGGTAATCCAACGATTTCTATTTCCGCTAACCCAGTGTTGCCGGGGACGGCTGGAGCTGCTCTCCCTGCAGGAACGACTTTACAGCGTTCAGTTTCTGCTGTTAACGGAACACTTCGGTACAACACTGATACCGCGCTGCTAGAGGCGTACCTAAATAACTCTTGGACAACATTAGCCTCTGGTTCAGGCGTAACGTCTATCCTGACTGGAACTGGATTGACTGGTGGGCCAATTACTTCGACTGGCACCATTTCAATTGATAGCACCGTCGCTACACTGACAGGCATTCAGACGCTGACTAACAAAACAATTAGCGGATCATCAAACACGCTGACCAACATTGGCAACAGCAGCCTGACGAATAGCGCCATAACGATCAACGGATCGTCAGTTAGCCTTGGTGGATCTGTAACTGTTACGGCAACAGCTTCAAGCGCGTTGACGATCGGAACAGGGCTTTCTGGCTCTTCATACAATGGTTCAGCTCCTGTAACGATTGCTATTGATTCGACGGTCGCTACGTTGACTGGCACGCAGACGCTGACAAACAAATCAATCAGCGGCTCAACCAACACTCTGACCAATATCCCGAACAGTGCTCTGACGAATAGCTCAGTGACTGTGGGTACGACGGCGATCTCATTAGGATCAAGCAGTCTGACGCTTGGCGGTCTGTCCTCGGTGACAGTGACTGCTGATCCGACCACGGCCTTTCAGTTGGCTACCAAACAGTATGTGGATGGATTGGTATCGTCTGGGTTGGCATATCACCAGCCAGTGCAGGCGGCGACCACGCAAAGCCTTGCTGCGCAGACTGGCGGAACGGTAACCTACAACAACGGTTCTTCGGGTGTCGGCGCAACGATCACCTTGTCTGTCGCCCTGACTACCCTTGATGGATACAGCCTTGCTAATACCAACCGCATCTTGGTTAAGGATGAGGTTAATCAGGCGTACAACGGCGTCTATACATGGGCGACTGGTGGAACGGTATTAACTCGTTCTACGGACACCAACTCGTATGGCCCCGGAACCACACAACTGAGCGAAGGCGATTACTTCTTTGTTCAGAATGGAACGGTCAACAAAGGCAGTTCGTTTGTTTGTACGACGGTCGGAACAATCACTTTTGGTACGACGTCGATCACCTTCTCGCAGTTCAGCACCTCTCAGGTGTACACGGGAACGTCGCCGATCAATGTATCTGGTACGGTCATTTCGCTTAACACGGTGCCAGTGGCATCAGGTGGTACGAACATTACTTCGTACTCTACTGGTGACTTGCTGTATGCAAGCGGCACCACGACGCTATCCAAGCTGACGATTGGTACGACTAACTACGTTTTAACGTCTAGCGGAACAGCGCCTCAGTATGTGGCTCAGTCAACGCTTTCTGTTGGTTCTGCAACGAACGCTACGAACACTGCGATCACGGCTAACTCAACCAACGCAGCAAATTATCTGACTTTTGTGAGTGCCACTTCAGGTAATTTAGGTCAGCTTGTAAACTCATCAATAACTTGTAATCCTTCAACTGGTGCGATTACTGGTGGTATTTCTGGAGGTACTTTCTAATGTCTGCAACAGGCTACACACCAATTTCGCTGTACTACAGCACCACTGCGGCTGCGGTACCAGTAAACACGAACCTTGCTAACGGTGAGTTGGCGATCAACATCACCGATGGAAAGCTTTTTTACAAGGACAATGGCGGAACGGTTCAGGTTATTGCTTGGAAGACAACGCCTGCAACGGCGGGTGGTACAGGACAAACAACGTACACCACAGGTGATCTGCTATACGCAAGCGCTACCAATACCCTGTCAAAGCTTGCCGCTGGAACGAACGGATACATTCTTACCATGTCTGGTGGTGTGCCTACTTGGGCTGCTAACACAGGCGGTGTAACGTCCTTCCAGACTTCATTAAGCGGTCTGACCCCAAGCTCAAGCACCACAGGCGCAATTACCTTAGCTGGTACGTTAGGGATCTCCTCAGGCGGTACAGGTCAGACGACAGCGAATGCGGCGTTTAATGCGCTTGCGCCATCACAGACAAGTAATAGCGGTAAGTACCTGACGACTGATGGCTCGAACACGAGCTGGGCATCAATCAGCGCAGGTGCTGCGTTATCTAACGACACCTCAACTGCGAGCAACCTGTACCCAATGTTTGCGGCTGCTACGAGTGGCACGCCGACGACTGTTTACACATCAAACGCGAAGCTGCTTTATAAACCAAGCACTGGTGAGTTTCAAGCGTCTCAGGTTATCGCAAGTAATGGTATTTTCGTAAACAATGCAACGATTGGAACTAGCTATACGATTGCAAGTGGTTATAACGGAAGCAGCGTTGGCCCAATGACAATCAGCAGTGGCATTTCTGTAACCGTTGCCAGCGGTCAGCGCTGGGTTGTTTTATAAGGATTCGATATGGCTTCGATTATTGTTTCTGGTGATACAAGCGGCTCAATTACCGTATCTGCTCCTGCGGTAGCGGGATCTAATACGCTGACGCTTCCAGCGGTTACAGATAC